TTACTCTTCATTGTAATTTTCTTGTATGTACGAAAGGAGCTTTTGCAAATCCTCTCTCGAAAGATACGGCGCTTGCACGCGGATAGGCTCGTTTTGCCAAGGAAAAGCGAATAAACCGTCCCCCTTACCCAACAGCTTTTCCGCACCGTCCGTCCGTAAAACGGCGATAGAATCGCTTAAACTTGCAGTAAAAAAAGCGATTCGGGTAAGGAAATTTGCGTCCACCGCCGCAGGAATTTCATCCGTCCCCACTCTTTGCGAGGTGAGAGTAAGGTAAACCCCTGCCGCTCTCGCCTTTTGGGAAATAGCAAGCAAATAATAGGCAATCGTCCGCTTGTCGCCCAGAAATAAATCGTTTACCTCGTCGATAACCAAGACGATTTTGGGAAGCTTTTGCTCCTCGTCCGCTTGGGCGTTATAGCCGTCCACGTCGAACACGAAGCGTTCCCCCTGCGATGCCGCAACAAAGAGAGCGTAACGGCGCTCCACTTCCTTTAAAACCCAACCGAGCGCGCTCACACACTCAGGCATCGTGCAATAGGTTTTACCGCCGATGACGTGCGGTAGCCCTGCGAAGGGAGTAAATTCCACCCGTTTGGGGTCGAGCAGGAGAAGCTGAACTTCCGCAGGCGAAAACTTATAGAGTAAGCTCGCCAACAAGCCTTCTACAAACACCGATTTCCCTGCCCCCGTCGAACTGCCAACGAAGAGGTTTCCTGCCTTTTGCAAATCGAAAAGCATATTCTCCCCCGTAGCCGACTTTCCGCAGGGAATAGGCAAGGTATTTTCCTTTGCGTGCAAGAATTTCTCATCCTTCCAAAGCTCCGTAAGCCAAACGATAGAACGCTCCTCGTTAGGGATTTCCATACGCACCGCCCTCTTGGGCAAATCTGCCACGAAGCGCACGCTTCTATACCCCAAACAAAGCATTGCGTCCGACTCTAACTCGCACACCTCTTTCGCCTCTCTCGCAGTGTTGACAGCCACCGTGTACACGGACACGGTAGGGCCTTTCCCTTGAAAAGCAACCCTGCCCTGCACACCGTTTACCCGTAAGAACGCCGTCAGCTTTTCCGTCAAGAGCAAGTCCTCTTCCGCATAAGGAATTTCGACGCTATTAAACAATTCTATGGGGATTTCATATTCCATAATCTCACCTCAAATATAGTATAGCATAAAAAAATCCTCTTTGCAAGAGGATTAAGTGAAATTATATAGACTATTCCATTTCCACCGCTACCGCATGCGAAATGCAGGGAATACTCTCCCCTTGACCGCTCGAAACGGTGGATAGAAGCGCGCCCGTCGCCACGAAGAGCACCCTTTTTAGCTCTCCCTTTTTCAGCTTGTCCATAATATAGGAGTTAAACACGACGGCACTGCACCCTGCACCGCTTCCGCCTTGAAATTCGTCCTCGATGACGTTATAGATAATTTCACCGCAATCGACGTGATTAGAAGCAATATCCGCCCCCTTCTCCCAAGTCAAATCCTTCAAAATTCGACTGCCGAGCGCACCCAAATCCCCCGTCACGATGAGGTCGTAATAGGACGCCTTTCGCCCCGTATCACGCAAATGCGCCAACACGGACGCTTGGGCGCTAGGGGCCATTAGTCAAGTAGAACCATAGTGTTTCATGAAAAAAATTTTTAAATTTTCCCCTTTTAAAACACATTTCGATATGAACCCTTGGGCGGAATCTCAAAACTATCTTGTTCATTAAAAGATAATTCTATACCTTTTTCCATTGCCAAATTAACCAACTCGATAAGTTCATCCTTGAACTTCCATTCTATTTCAATGTTTCTCGATGAATAAACTGTTATCCTTTTTACAAACGAATCCAATATCTCACTGTTTATTTTTGTGAATTTTTTATATTTTCTAAACAGCGATACGAAACCGTTTTCACTTATTTCAAGAGTTTCTTGTTGTTTGGATACAATCTCATCAATCGCCTTTTGAGTTTCCACAATTTTGGAATCAACCGCTTGCCTTTGAGCTGAATATTCCTTATCCGTTAGACATTCGTTTTTGTATTGAAAGTATAAATCCTTTTTCTCTTCTTTCAATTCATTCAATTGATTTTCAAGTTCAATTTTAGATGATTTTGGACAGGATTTAGCCTTCCCCTCTTTCGAATATCTCATTATATCTTTAAAATTCACAAAGAACTTCAAGTATTGATTCAATGCAACAATAATAGCATCCGAAACAATAGACACTTTTATACGTTTTCTTGTACAAAAATTAGCTCCTTGCTTATAATATTTACAGTAAAAAGCGCTATATGTAGAATTTGCCCGAATTGGAGAAAGCCCCATAGCATGTCCACATTCACCACAAAAAATTATTCCCGAATAAATATTCTTTTTTGTCGTTGCATGTGGAGTCTTACGCCGTTCGACTACCATTATTTGAACCTTATCAAAAGTCTCTTTTTCGATAATTGGCTCATGAGAGTTTTCATATCGCATCCATTCTTCCTTATCAACAGCAATTTGCTTATTGCTTTTATAAGAAATCTTTTTATGCCGACCTTGAATTAATGTACCCATATACATCTCATCCGTCAAAATGCTCCTAACAGTGCTAGCCGACCATATGCACAAATTGCTTTTACCTGGAGTATGAAGATTTGCCCCACGGCTTTTTTTATATTGTCCTGGAGTCATAATTCCTTGCATACTCAGTTCTTTAGCTATTTGCGAATAATTTTTCCCAGTCAAAAAATCTTGAAAGATTCGTCGCACTACTTCTGCTGCTATTGGATCGACAATCAACTTATGGTGGTCACTAGGGTCCTTATCGTACCCATATGGAGCAAAAGAACCTATAAACTCACCTCGATTTTGTCGGATTTTTCTCGCACTTTTTACTTTTTTTGATAAATCTCGGCAATACTCATCATTCATTAAATTTTTGAATTGGATTGAAATATTGTTAACCGATTGCGGATCTAAATATGAATCAACTTTATCGTTAACAGAAATAAAACGTATAGAATAGAACGGAAAAACAACAAAAATCAGTTTTCCAGCCTCTTCATTATTTCTTGCAAGACGAGAAAGGTCTTTTATTATAATACAATTAATTTTTCGAGACTCAAAATCCTCTTTTAAACGTTTATACCCAGGTCGGTTCATATTTGTCCCACTAAATCCGTCGTCAATATAATAATCCACAATCTTAATATCGGAATGGGCTAAAAGATATTTTTTGATTATCATTTTCTGCGTTTCAATACTATAGCTGTTCCTATCCTTAGTTGCTTCGTCTTCACGAGATAATCTTAAATAAACTCCTGCACGCCATTCTTTTTTGTCGTTAGCAACTTGCTCTTCAACATATCTACTCTTACGACTCATACCACACCTCTCGCTAATTGCATTTGCCTTACAATTTCAGCATTTCTGAATTGCTCTAATGAATAGATTATTAATTTATTGTTATATAAATAATCCACAATCGTTTCGTAGTCATCTCGATATTTAAGATTGATTTCTATTCGATTATCTTCATATACGTAAATATTTTCAATAAATGCAATAACAATGCTACGCGTTAGCGTGGATATCTCGCCTACTTCCTTAAAAGTTCTAACAAAATCGTTATCTGGAGATATCCCTGTATTAATTTCCTGCATTTTTGTTTGAATTTCAATTATCCGTGCCTCCACCTCAGCAATCTTTACATCGTATTGTCTTCTAAAGGATTCATACTCGTCTTGTTCTATCAATCCTGCCTTAAAATCGGGATACAATTCCGACTTTAACTTCGTATACTTATCCATCTCTGCTTGTGACTGCGCCAAATAATCCTCCATCCTTTTAGACGTCCTTTCTCTTTGGGGCGAATTATTTATTGCCGTTAAGAGTGGCTCAACCTCTAAAGCCATTCGACTATAAGTCTGCAAAAAAGCCAATACTGCACCTTCTACTTTTTCAGCTCGCATCGTATGTTTCGTGCACAACTTTGCGCTACGATTCTTATATGTCGAACAAAAATAATACACAAAATCCTTCTTCCCGCTATGCATTTTTTTCCTTATCATACCACGTTTGCAATCACCGCATTTTATAAAGCCTGATAATACATTAAGCTGTTCCGTTTTAGGGGATATACGCGTATCTCTAAACAAGAGTTGTTGAACCTCCTCAAAGTCTTCCCGAGATACGATTGGTTCATGAGTATTGGGCACAATAATATAATCTTCCTTCGCAACGGGACGACATTTTTGAATACGATAGCTAATATTATTCATGACGTTTTGTACAAGATCACCAACGTACATTCTATTCGTTAGCATACGTCTAACCGTCCGCATATTCCACGTTGCATTAGCTTTCGCTCCATTCCCTTTGTATTTTGGATAGATTTGCTTTTTATACAACGCAGGCGTCAATACTCCCATCCCGTTAAAATGTTTAACGATACCACGAATACTTTCACCGTCTATAAACATCTTAAAAATCAATCGTACATTATCCGCCACACGTTCATCAATAATAAGCTTATGTACATCATTGGGATCCTTAATATATCCATAACATGGATGCGATCCAATATATTCGCCGTTTTCCCGTCTTAAAGTTAATGCGCTCTTAACTTTAATGGAAATATCTCTACAATACTCATCGTTAATTAAATTCTTAAATTTAGTAGAAATATTATCCAATGAATCAGGATCCAAATAGCTATCCACATTATCGTTCAAACATATAAAACGAGTCTTTAAATACGGGAATAAAATCGTAAGATAATTTCCTATCTCTATAGAGTTTCTGCCAAATCTAGACAAGTCTTTTACGATTATACAATCTATTTTTTTTGCTCGTAAATCATTCTCCAAATCCCTAAATCTCGGACGGTCAAAATTCGTTCCCGAATACCCATCATCAATGTAAATATCATAAACTTCGATATCCGGATTTCTACGAACAAAATCCAAGAGCATTTCTCTCTGCGAAGAAATACTTTCACTTTCATACTTGTCATCATCTCGCGATAAACGCAAATAAAGACCGGCGCGCCACTTTTTAGTGATGCTCCGATCTTTACTATTCTTTCGAGTATTAATCATACACATTCACCTCAAATCGTTATTTGAAGTAAGTGCCTATGAATTTTAACAACATAGTTATTATAGCACATTACTCCCTATAAATCAATCTTTTTTAAGCCCTTTATCCATTTTTTAAGAGCAACTCCATTGTTTCTTGAAAACTGGCTCCTTCTTTAGCAAAAGACACTTTTACCGCAACATCTCCCACCTTAAAACAGTAAGGATTCCCCATTTGCGATAAAAACTGCAATAAACGTTCTTCCTTCCTTTTTTTAGAATCAATTTTTACATCTCTAATGTCTTGTAATTTCGCCGTCTCACATTCTATAATTGAAACGTTTTTCAACTTTTGTAAATATTCACTTACAGCATTTTTTTCATCTGCATTATATTTCCTTGCTTGTTCCATTTTCCCTCCTATTAGAATTTTTTACACGCTGAGAAAAGGCCAGTTCCTACGCTCACTCTGACCGCGTTTTTGCAGGTGTTGCTGTGCAAACATTCTGCATAAGGCGAGCTCCTATCTTGGCACACTATCTTATACTCCTGTATCCTTCCTAAACCAACGCTATTCAGTTGTCAAAGACGGGATGTCTTCACTATTAAATACGAGTAGATTTTTGAATTCGGGAACCATTTTCGAAAATTTTTTCTAAATTTTAAATTTAGATATATTTTTTATTATTCGGATGACTATGTACTCTTCTAAATCTTCATCCTGTCTTCCCCTCCACATTGAATTACTCTTTATAAGCGGTTCGTAAATCTTTAATATCTCTCGTATGGCATTCTCCTCTCCCTCGACAGCTCTTTTCAAAATGCAATCAAATTCCATTTCAGCTTCCTCCCTCTAAAATTTCTCGAAGTATATCCAGTGCTTTGCGTCGAATTTTATTAACCATTCTAACGCTACAACCTAACTCTTCCGCTATTTCCTTAGGCGTCATTTCCTCCACAAATAACATTAAAAGGACCTTCCGCCTTGTAATGTTCAATAGGGAAAAAGCACGGGAGACATCCTCCCGTTCAAACTCATAGTTGCCTTTTTCAATATCTTTTTTTGTTGGAATAAATATCATTTCATAAGTGAAATTAGCACTATTACTAATTTCACTTAATGGAACTTCTCGTACCTCCCTCTTATTACTCCTTAAGTAGTCAATTCGAGCTCGTTTGACCAATGTCCTCAACCAAGCCGTAAAGCGTATTTTCAACTCATCTTCTTGATTTATATATTCGTTCATATTACGTCCTCCGTCATGTATTTTTTGAAAGCAAAATACCAACGGTGGCCCGCGTTTCGTCGAATAAAATAGAATTATGTCGATTAAATAAATCAAAAAGCGCCCATCAAAGGATTTACGAATTTCCTTAATGAACGCTTTTTTTATGTATAAATTATTAAGTTTTCCAGGGGAAGAGTTGCCAGAAAGATACTTACTGCAACCCCCAACTACCCCTCTTCGGGTTTAATAGAAATGTAATAAATAAGTCTATTATATTTCCTCAAACTAATATCTCCTTCTTGCAACGCAAAATGCGGTCGTATTTCCCTCATCTTACGTTGTCGTTAGAGGGATAGTGCAAGTTAAATCTTTCTACAATAAAAGCTCTTTTTCCCTTAAATAAGACAAATATATTATATCACATTTTAATAGTGTCTTTCAAGATACATATAACCGAAAAGATTGTCGATTATTGTCTTTGTTTGAATAATTAACTCAAAAACACAATTGAAAAGGACGCCCTTTACCTAGGACGTCCTATAAAATGTTCACACAACACACGTGAATATCAACGCGCGCCATGCGCTTTTAACTTGTTACGATTAAACCAATTCCTTAATCGCTTCTTGCACCGGCAGATAACGCTTCGCAGTGATTTGGTCAAGCAAGCACTCCAACGGATCAAGCTTTCCACTCAAAACCATATTCATGATAGCAGGACTAAACCCACTTACCAAGGCTACCCCTAACGCGTTTTCCTTGACCGGAATCGTTCCAGTGCGGCTGCAAAGGTTCCAGAATACTAACCTAGGCAACTTGTAGCCATGACGTTCGTACTCTTCTCCAATTACAGTAAACAACTTCTTGAATCCCGTTGTACGTGCCCAACCATAAGAATCGGAAGTTGCACAACCGTCAAACTCCATATCCGAAAGGATAAGAATATTCGACGGCATCTCTTCCTGCGAAAGACCGTTCTTTATCGCGGTCTTCAAGATAAGCTTGAACACTGCTTCGATGTTCGTATTAGCCACTTCACTATGCGAAATAGCAACTCCAATCTTATCACGCAAGGACTTAGCGTGCGAGAAATCCACCAACTGCGGATTCTCACTAAACGTAATGTACTTATCCTTATACTGTCCGCTAGAACGTTCAGCGAAATAGATAGACAACGCAATCGCCACTTCCAAAGCTGAAACTTGCGTCTTTCCAATCTTGGTCGTCATACTTCCAGAGCCATCGGAGACACAGATAGTATTACCCGCTCCCTTAACAAAATCAGGAAGCGCCTTCCACAGTTGTTCCAGAGTAGTATCAGTCTTATTGAGCGACACGCTCCATCCCTTGACAGAAAAGTACTTATGTACAACGTCGTGAGGGAATAAAGTTCCCGCATTAATGGTTGTTTCGCCCTTTTCAAGCTTTCCGAGATACTCCCTACGTCTTTGCTCGTCGTTGCGCAAAAATGCAGAGTTGTAAACAAGGTTTGCCTTAGAAGGAACTGCCTCATAGTCAATTCCCTCCCAGTCTCCCTTGCTCATGCGGACTTCGACAACGTTCGTGTATGCACGAAGCGCAGAAAGCATCTTACGGTATTGTCTTTCCGTTACGCCCCATGCCTTAATCAAGGTCTTTGCATAGAACTTCGTCAACGATGAGGAAGTGTTGATAGAGGGCATCCACTTGCCACACAAGCTAATCGCTTCGCCCTTATTCATCTTTTCCATATCTTCGTTGATTTGCGCCTTTAATATAGCGCAAACCTCATCCTTAATGCCAGTCTTAAGCAACGGCAACAAGTTGTCCCAACGCGTATATTCAGCTACTAACGGCAAAAGCTTGATAGCAATTTCCGGTTCGTGTTCTGCTAAATACTTCAAGCCGATACGGAATAATCTTCTTTCACCTATACCGCCACGGACATCACCTGCATAAAACAACCAAAGCACAGCCAAGAGCTTGTTTTCAAAGAAAACCTTTTCGTAGCGTTGCTCGATCTTTGAATCAGATTCGTTTCTAAGCGAAGAAATCGCAAAGTTGATATCCAACAAAGCCTTTCCAGTCGTGCGGTAGCCAACTGCACCGTTTTCCGTTACAGAAACGTTAAACTCTTCGCCAAGCGTGTTCTTCAAGTTTTCCATAAAGTCCATAATAATTACCTCCAATGAATTAAATTTTCTTTAATTCCAAGACGGATTTGAAGAATTAAAAGTTCTTTTCTGAATTTGCTGTAACCGTCTTTGAATTAAAAGTAATTGGTGAGGGTGGTAGGATTCGAACCTACAACTTCGTGCTCCATTGCAAAAAGATAAAATTGCAGTTTAAGGCTTTGACAAGTCTCGATTCTTTATAACGCGCCTCTGCCAGTTGGGCTACACCCTCATATAATCCCAAGACGGATTTCTAACACTCAAGACACACACTGAATCACTTTTTTTATGTATTTGCTGTTACCGTCTTTATGGATTATTAAATTGAGATGGGGACGGCAGGATTCGAACCTGCGACACACGGCTTAAAAAGCATTAGAATTTTGCAGTTTAAGACTTTGACAAGTCTCGATTAATACGTCGCTCTACCACTGAGCTACGTCCCCGTATAATCCCAAGGCGGCTGTCTTGCTCAACAGACATTAATAATTTGGGCTAATGGTAAAATTGCTGTTACCGCCTTTCTGGATTATTAATTTAGGTGAGAGTGGTAGGACTCGAACCTACGACCTACGGCTTAACAGGCCTTAGAAAATTGCAGTTTAAGACTTTATCAAGTCTCGATTCATACGTTGCTCTACCAGCTGAGCTACACTCTCATTTAAAAGACGATTTTGTTTCGTCTTTGTTTTTTGTACCTTTATTATAACATGCCTATTTGAAGAAATCAAGGCAATCTTGTCCTAAGCTTACCCCATTTCCTCTTAACCTTACCCCATCAAAATGTGGTAAGAACTATTTTATTCGAGCTACTTTACCCCAAGGTGGCTCTACCTTATCGTTGTTAATTACCCATAACACGGGAATACCGTTTGTCATAATTTCATCTGGAAAATCAGCATATCCATCCGATAAAATAATGATCGCCGTAGGTGGATTATCTTGCATTTTATTATTTATATGAATAAATACGTTTTTAAAATTCGTGCCACCGCCTCCAATAGGTCGGATTTTCAACAATTCTTCTACATCGGAAAAAGGTTTTATTTCTTTCACTTGCCAATCAAAAAATCCTAGCCACCCTTGAAGTTTTTCACCATATTGATCTATGGCCCCTTTTACTTCGTAGTAAGCCGAACTTACCATCTCGTTAGACATTGACGCAGAAGTGTCTATCATAAACAAAATATTTTTAATCGATGAATCAAAATCGTTATAATCGGGCATTAGGAAGCCAACTTCATAAAATCTTTTGTCTGGAGGCACAAAGGAATAATCGCAAACATCTTGCTGCACAAAATCATTAATGAGCGTGCGCCAATCTATTTGTGGTTTTTGCATGTCTTTTAGCATCCTTTCTGCAAACAAAGGCACACCTTTACCGCCACGCATGCCAATGCTTTGGCACGCGTCCTTAAAGTAATGTTTCCAAGCATCCACTTCAACACTATCACGAGTGAAAGTGCCCCAAAAATCATGAATATCCCAAGCTTTCGCATAAGTTTCAAGAGAATGCTCTTTTATAAGCATTTCATAAACTTCCTCCGCTGTATAAAGATAACCTTCTTTTCCGTTCGGAGCCAAATGCATAGATTCGCCATGTTGTTCAAGCGTTATACTACTCAAATCCATTCCATTTGAATACAAAATATTCGAATTAACAACAATATCGCAAGCCAAATTAAAAATCAACCTATGTCGATTTTCATACCTAGAACAATGCTGTAAGACAACGTGTAAAACCTCGTGCATTAAAACAAAATCCAACTCTCGATCAGACAACGTTTCTAGAAATACAGGTGAAAAATAGGTTGTCACCCCATCAGTTCCAGCTGTTGATATCGTTTCTTCCAATCCAAATTTCATATGCATTAATAGCACGCCATAAAAACCGTGATTGCATAAAAGCCTGGTTCTTGAAAGAATCAATCTTTTCATGTATTCTTTTGTTTTTTCTTTACAGATTTCCATTGAGATATTTACCTTTGTCCTGCAACCATTTCAAAAAATCGGGCATTTTCATCAATTTGGATTTATAATCTTTATCCAAATACATGTAATCCTTTAATAATACAGCCGAAAAATCAGCTGGCAGTTCGTTTGCATACTTAATAGAGTTCGCGATCTTCCTTTCGTCGTCCCTATGCTCACGAGCATAGCTAACCATAGACGAAATCAAAGCATATAGTGCGTCCGTATTTTTAGGTATTGGATAAAATCTACCCTCAAATATTTCCTCAACCAATGGTAAATCCCCCCAAACCTTTTCCCAGCTTTGGAATTCAGAAGCCATCCCCGTTCCAATAATCCCAGCAATAAAAGGATACGCTGATTGAATATCGGGGCAAATATTATTTAATACGTTGCTCACCATTTCCCAAGCTCTTGGCGTTGCAAAGGCAAGGTCGTCGTTTCCGCTGTCAAACCCGAACAAATAATCTTGCCGAAAAGAAAGAAAACCGATAACCTTTTCGTTTATTCCTTGTTCAATCGCCCATTTTTTCCAGGATTCAAACGATGCATCCACTTCAAAATGCAAAAGTCTATTTGCCAATGCTTTCGGCATCTTATAGGCAACCGACTTATCTGTAGTTCTATTCCCTGCAGCCACCACTATGCAATTATCAGGCAACTTATGTTCCCCAATCATTCTATCCAACGCAATTTGATATGCAGCCGCTTGCACAGATGGGGAGGCAGCGGAAAGCTCGTCCATAAAAAGAATATTTATAACGTCTTCTCCTTCGTCCATTTGAAAAATTTTGGGTTTTAACCAAACAGCAAGCGTACGCTCTTCATTTGCTACAGGAATCCCTCGCAAATCGACGGGATTATACAGAATAAGACGAACGTCGATAATATCAACCCTCTTCCCCGTTTTTCGTTCAATTTCCAAGGCCACTTGGCGCATTGCTTGAGACTTTCCAACCCCGGGTGCCCCCCAAAGCATTACTGCGGGGAATGTCTTTACGGGAATACCGCTCAAAATCAACGCCGTATATGCCGCAGATAAATAATCCACTATCTTATCCACTGACATAGAAGGAATATTATTCATTTTAATTTCGCTCATTGTTTAACCCCCAGTTCTTTATCGATTTGCAATAGCTTTTCTTGCAATCCTTTTATTTCATCGGCGTAATTTTCGTCCTTATCAAGCTCCGCTTGAATTAACTCCTCACGCCGACGCAGCTCCGCCAATGCTAAATACCATTTAGAAATTCGATTCGACAAATTTTCCAAACAGTTGTCAATACGTATTAACGTCCCTTTTTCGTTATCACCAAGACTAACTTGATACTTCCCTTCACGTTTCAACCAGACATATGCGTCTTCATAACGCATTCCAGCGGGCAATATAATTTCAAAGCCTTGATACCGAAGCAACGTTTCCTCTCGATTATTCATCAGGTTCTTGCAAGCAGTGTTAAAGATAAAAGAACGCATTCTCTTCCGCTGCTCTTTATCAATTTCTTGCTTATTGCAATCATAAAACGCCTTATCCTTTTTTGCTTTTTCAATTAAATCGTGATAAAACGATTGTTTTACGGGAATATCAGCAAGTTCTTTACGCAAATTTTCCTTCGCTTCTAACGTTTTTCGTTGTAACGCTTGATAGCGACTTAATTCGTTGGCCGTTTCCACTCTCTTTTTGATAAGCTCGTTACCTACCGCCAACGCCTTTACTTCTGCATAGTCCAATACTGTATCTTCAATATCCGAGCCCTCGCGTTCTGTCAACGAACCAGACAAGATTGCTGTAATAAACCGCTGTTTCATCTCAAGCAACTGCCAAGAATATGCATCGAAGCTTCCTTCAGTTATATATCGATATATAAACACCTCTTCGTTTGTATTTCCTTGACGGATAATTCTTCCTTCTCGTTGAACCATATCCGCAGGTCGCCAAGGCACGTCCAAGTGATGAACCGCAAGCAACCTATTTTGTACGTTTACACCAAGCCCCAGTTTGAAAGTCGAACCAATCAAAACCGCTACTTCGCCGTCGTTAATTCGTGCAAAAAGAGCTTCTCGTTGTTTTTCTGTATTAACGTCGTGGATATATGCAATCTCATTACGAGGTATGCCACCTAAAATAAGCAAACGACAAAGCTCGTCATACATATTAAATTCTGGTTTCGGTGTAGAGCTATCGCAAAAAACTAGTTGAGTACTTTTCTTTTCGCGAGTTGCTAAATACGTAGTAATTACACGCTCAGCACATTGATATACCTTAGACTGCATATAAAACCCCGCTTTTTTCTCCACCAAACGGATATCGAGCGCCGCCTTTCTGCCGTCTGTAGTAATTTTCAACATATTGTCTTCCGTTCGCGGGACTTTCCCTTTATGAACGTTTTCCGCTCTTTCGGAAATCTGTTGTAAGTATGCTTGCAACGCCTCTGTTTTTCCAACGAGTATATCGTGATGCCCATTGAACTTTGGCAAATCCGCACCATTATCCTTGCTGTGAAAATCAGCAATCGATGAAAGAAGCGAGGTCAATTCTGGCAAATTATGAAACTTCGATAATCTTGTTGCAAGGCGGTAGGTATTTGTGTCCACATCTATTTCAAATTCAGAACTACGTTCCGCAAACATTCCCACCCAAGAATCGAAATTTTGCAATTCGAGCAAAGCCAATTCTCCTTCTTGGAGATATTTTTGCATAACAAACGCGTCAGTAATTGAATTTGTTATCGGCGTGCCAGTAGCCATTACAACCCCAGCACCATTATTTCTTCTTTGGATATACTGAACTTTAGAAAGCATTTCTTCGCACTTTGTGGAGCCGATATTGCTAATACCACGTACACGATTGATTTTCGTATCTATAGGCACGTTTTTATAGTTATGGGCTTCATCCACAAACAATCTCGTTATTCCAAGTTTATCAAAAGCTATCGTAGAATCCAACTTTTCCTGCTTTTCTTGAAGCTTTTCAATTTCTCTCTTTATAGCTTGTCTTGCCTTTCGAAGTCCAGAAGTGTCTTTTCCGTCTTCTCTAGATAATCCGTCCAACTTTTTTTGTTCTTCACGAAGACGTTGATTGATATATTCCTTCGATAAAGGAATTCTATCAAAACAGCTATACGCCATAATAATCCCGTCAAACTCATGGTCTCGAATATATTCCAAAGTCGCTCTTTTTTTCGTGAGAGTAAAATTTTTAGGTTCAACGCAAAATATGTTTGCTTGTGGATACATTTCAAGATAAATAGCCTTCCATTGCCCCAAAATATTATTAGGGACAACATACAAATTCTTTTTCGATAGACCTATTCTTTTCAGTTCCATCCCCGCTGC